GATACTTGGCTTCAAAGTCGAATGTTTCCTCAACAAAGGTAGTTGCTGAAGTACGTCGAATAAGCCGCGGCTTCCAGTTAGGATGCGCCAGCAGCATGACATCAGCAGTTTGAGTGATCGACATCTCTTTGATGATCGTGTCACTCCACTCCATTGTCAGATCAAGAAACTGAATCAGTGCGCCAGTATCAGCATTGTAGATACTGACCCCATCAGTTGTACTTCCAGGATCATCCCAAAAAGCAAACAAGTAAACCTGAGTATCAGAAAAGATAAACGGCTCAATGCGAGTCGCAAACTCTCTGGTATTTAAGTAGGTAGTTCCCGGCCTGCGCCGCATACCGCCTGTGACCTTGGGCCACCAGTTTTCAAGTTGTCTACAACCATTCTCGTACTGAGCTAGATCGAGCCTGCCGAGCATCCCATCAGATAACAAACCGCCTGAAAAGTTGGTTTGAAAATTACGAAAGAGAGGCATTATCTTCTACGCCAGAACTTGTCGAGACTACCGCCCCTTGCATTGACAATCTTCCTCAGATTGACCTTCTGGTTTGTTTGCGCCTGAGCATCCTCAGTCTTCGCTCGTCGCCAATGTTCATCGGCAAGAGCTTTCATAGATGCGGCTATATCGACTTTACGAGAGATCGAGAATGACAGCATGGTTGCCAGCCGATAAACAACCAGCAAAGTAAAATAAGGATTCCACAAGCTTTCATCAGCCCGATAGCGATACTTCATAACAACCGTATCGTTTTGAGTATCGTTGGTGTGGATCTGATCTTGATAGCGATCATAGGTAATCGGGAACTCGCCAACCAAAACCGTATCAACGGACAGCACATCGTTCGCTATCTGATAGGCCGTATTGTAAACGGTATCAGGTGCACCGGATATTAACGAGGTTGTAAGGTCTTTGGTCTTTGTGGCGAAGCGCCACTTGTAGAGTGATAGCTCAGACTCAACGATAGTCTCATACCACTCAGCACAAAAAATTGATTCAGCCGTACCTTCGGTAAAGCTGATGATTGGGTTTACCCCTGCTGCGAGGCAAGCCTTATTCGCGTTCTCAATTCGGTCTGCTTCCATATGCAAAAGGGGCCGAGGGAATGAGTATCACAACACTCCCCCGGCCCGCACTCCTGATCGCGTGTGTTTACGTTCCGTTGACAGTCGTAACCGTAGTAGCGTTATCCGCACTGGAAACAACAATCATATCGACGGTTGGGACATTAGTATCTGATACGAAGATAATGTCGCCATTACGAAGTTGATCGGTAAATGAGTTGAAATACCCACTACCAATAACTGTCGCAATCGCATCGACGGTTTTGTAAGCCCACAACGTGACCGTTCCCGCGTGAACACGATTCATGCTCGCAGCGGTAAAGGCACAGGGAAGGAACCGGAGAGCAATTTTAATAAAGAAGTTCTTCATCTTAAGTCTCCGTTGAGCGGATGCGATAGCCACCGATGTCATCGATGATTACAGCTTCCATGGACATTGAGCCAACCGCGAGATGCGCCTGCTCTTTGCCCTGCCAGGTGATGTCCATCATTACATCCTGCCCAGACGCATGACCTACAGCAGACTTATGGTAGGCGACGTTCTGACGAATTGTGCCACCAGTCAGCGTAATGCCACTGAATGAGAAGATGTTAAATGAGAACCATTGCTTCGCACTGAAACCGACTTTCGGGAAAGGAAGGTCGGACTCTGGAACGTAGTCCAAAGATGCGAAGGATGAAAGACCCATAAGGTCAGTCCAGCCTTGCGGAGCCACGGCTAGGAATCGCCCACCATCATCGGGTACATCTTGGTTGCCGAAATACTCATACGCTTCTTCGATCTTCGCCTGCGTTACTACGCCGGTTGCAGTCGTTTCTTGCGTGAAAGTATCGGTGACATCCATGATGTCTTGATCCGATGCACGACCAAGAGCGCCAGCGATTGACTGAGATACAGCCGAACGCTCGTCATGTTCGATCTTCAGCTCGTCCAACTTATCGATGAACTCACCACCGTAACGATCTACGAGGGTACATTCAACATTGGTGTGAACGAGATTAAGAATCGGAACCTGACCGCCTCTGGTCTTGGTGCCAGCGAAACCTTTGCCGATCTTCTGGAAGGTAGTGGACTTGCCGACGACATTCGTTTTACGACGAACCGTGTTGAGCAATTTGGAACCCATGCGCTGATAGGCAAGGTGAACCTCAGACTCAAACTGTTTCGTGAAAGCGGTGTCGATCGAGTTGTCTTGCGCCATCGGTAAGATGAGGCTCAACAGGGATCGAAACAAGAACATTATTTATTCTCCAAGTAGATAGAAAGATTTCCGTTTCAGGTTATCTCTACTTGCGGCCTTTATCGGTTATGCCGGACTAGGGGGGGTGTCCGGGCCGAGGCAGGTTGTAGCGGCCTTCGACCCAGACTATATGCCCGTTTACTGGTTTTTGTAAAGTCGTTTGTAGCCTTCTTCAACTTTCTTCATAAAGATTGGATCTTTATCCTGCCAGTATCTTTTGTCGCCCTGCATCTGTCGAAGTTCTTCCAGCGATAATGCTGTGCCGCCGCTGTCTCCTTCAAAGTCGGCTGGCCCTGATGATTTCATTAGCTTTTCCAATGCTTCGACCTGAGTTGCGGAGCTAAGTAATGGGTTCAATGCGCCAAGCTCATCCTCTGAAAGCTTTGATTCTAGCCAACTGTGGACTCTTAGCAGTCGATCTTGCCCATGATCGCCCAGCTTGGCAATCTCAGCCTCGACGTTCGGCATATTCTGTAATTCGATGCTGACATATTCATTCAGCGCCTTTGAGAAAGTCTCTTGAGGCATACCCTGTTCTTTGGCAAATCCAGAGAACCAAGAGATTAACGGATCATCTTCGCCAAGATTAAGCTCTACATTTTCTGGTATCTGAAGGTCTTCAGACAGGCTTATATCGTAAGTTTCGGGTGCACTTGCGCGCATTTCCGCATGAATTTCGGCCTTCAGAACATCGGTCTTTTCACGGAATTTGCCCTCAAGCTCGGTAAAAGACTTCGCCATAACTTCAGCGCGAGGTGATTTTAAGTCGGGGTTCCAGAATTTTTCTGGGAGCCAGTCGGGTCTACCTTCCGGGTCAGACCCACCAAGCGGTTTAGGTGGATCAACTGGATCACCGGGATTGCTATCAGCAGGAGCATCAGCAGGAGCATCAGGCTCAATAGGAGTTTCACGTGGAACAAACAGCCAAAGTAACTTCAATAAATATTTCATGGTTTCTTTTCCTCACCGTCTTTGATTCTTGTAGAGATAATGCCCATCAGCCAACGGGCTCCTTCTTGGTACGAGTACGTGTTCTCGGGCAAGCCCGGTTCCAGTACGCGATTTGTGGTTACTGACTTCAGGTAATCCAGAACCTTTTGTCCCGCCGCATCCCGAAACGTGATTGCAAACGACTCGTTCAACGCGTGTTCCACCTTTGGTGGTCGGCGTAACCCATCTGGCCCTACGTATTGTTTTGGCGTTGATCGTGGTGTTTTCTTTTTGGGTCGTAGTTCTTTACCTATTCCATCATCACTCATTGACCTATTTCAGATTGAGCTGGCAGACCACCCGGTTGTGCTTGCTGTGCGGCCTCGGCCATCCCTTCCATCATCCTCTCTCGTTCAGCCTCACTTCGTACCATGTTCTGCGGTACTTCCCACTTGGCTTGCAACTCATCAACCAGATTGTCCTGTTCCAGATATAGCTGACCAGCTTGCGGCCCAAGCATCCCAATGACATCACCCGCGAAGCCGCGGATTCTCTCAATTTCCTCAAACTTCTGCGCCCTGGCCAATGGTGATTTAGCGATCACACGCACCTGTCGGCCATCCACCTTCGGCATTTCCAGTATGCCTTGACGAGTCAGCAACCAAACGATGCGCTGAATCATTTTGTCCAGCCACTCAACCTTTAATCGTCCAGCGGGGCCAGCTGTTTGTTCAGCCAAGTTCTGCATACGTGCTTGGATTTCTGTGGCTGATCTAGGCGTTTGATCGACTGGGCCAAGGTTTTCAGCGAATAAGGCTTTTCGTATATTTTCTTGCTGTTGTCTGAGGACGATATCTGCCACGTTGAAATTAGATGGCGAATCTGCTCGTTCAAGTCCTCTTGAGTCTGCTGGGCGTGCATAGACAGCGCCGGGTACAATCTCGACATTATCCACGTTGATCGATCCATCGTCGTCAACTTGCCACAATCCTGAGATTGCCATTTGCGAGTTTTCAAGAATCATCTCCGTCACAAGGTTAGTGGTTCTAATAGCAGGTAGGGCCGCGACCAATGGGCCGCGCCCATAAGTCTCACCCGCGGCCACTGCCCATCGAGGCGTGACGTAAGGACGAGAGCCCAGACCACGTTCTTCGTTATCAATGACCAGTGATTTGTCTTCACCCGCCACTATTTGATAACGATACACAGGCGTACCTATTTCCTTCCAATCACGATAACTTGCTTCGACCAGGTTGGTCGTTGCATCAGGATCGCCATCGGCCTTGCCCTGAAGTGCAGCACTAATCTTGGCATCAGGCCAAATCAATTTGATGTCGTTGATCTTGGTTTTGTAGCGAACTCTAAATACACCGTCGACTTCACGGTTTGGGCCACCAATATCCCAAAAGGTTTGGCATTGTGGGATGCACTTGAAGCTCAACAGGTTGCCATCGATGCCATCATTGATGGTTAAGGTTGACCAGCCAACGGCAATATCGGTCAAGACTTCCTGTGCTTCATTCACAAAATTGGAATTAACAATCGCTTCCCAGATGAATGAGCCGACAGCATCAAGTTGTGTCTGTAGCTCAACGCGCTGCTGTGGGTCTTGAATCTCTGGCCCCGGCTCAAGCCTGAACCACATAAGATGTGAGGGAATCACGCCCTGATGAATACGAGAAACAAATTCTGATAGCGATACCAGCGCAGTCTCATCGTAGATTTCTTCGGTGCGTTCTTCACCGGGAGTGGTTTCGTAGAAGCCCTCCCTCGATGGCATGGTCAGATCATAAATGTCCTGCCACAAGTCTTCCCAATTTGCCCGACCAGCCTTGGCCTTGGCAAATCGCTTCATTAATTCATTGCCTGAAAGCTTCATTTAGCTGATCCTTTCAATCCTTGTGGGCCACGGACAGGTTGTAGTCGGGAAGGAATACCACCACTGCCACCGCCCATTTGAGTTCCGCTGCCGCCGAGTCCACCAGCGCCACCACCGCCACCGCCACCGCCAGCCATTAATTCACGGCCACCGCCTGAACCCAACTGAAAACCTTTGAAGTTATTCGACAGCAATGAGAATACGCCCCGTAATTTCTTACGAAAGGCGATGTTGTCACTGAATGTCTTGGTTGTTTGACGCGCATTTTCAACGCGGAGCTGGCGTTCACGCTCTATTGAGATTCGTTCTAACTCTGCTTGTGCTGCTGTTTGCTTGGGTTTGCTGCTCATCTGTGTCTCTCCAACTAAAGACAACCTCACCGCCCGACTTCAGCAGTCTACGATATAAACCGTATGGTGTCAGTATTAGCGAGTTGCCTAAGCCAATGTATCGACTGATGATATTGCTGCAATAGGTGATTAAACCACCAGAATCGTCAGGCAATGGCTTGGCCTGGAACTTAACGACTGTGCCTTTTACATCGGCTATGTGGCGCAGCATCAGCTCCACCTCGAAGTCAAAAAAGACGATGAAATCCGTGCCAGATTGCCGCCAATCCACCATTATCCAGCGTTTTGTCCACTCACACCACTGCAAAACGAAGCAATGACGGAAGCCCTCGCGGGTACGAAAGACGTAATCCCACCAATTCCTGTCGGGTCGCTCAATAAAGTAGATCAGATAGTCGTGCGGCGGGAAGTCTTTGCGCGTTTTTTCTTCCCGAATACGCTCCACTTTGTCTTCGCTTTGCCCTTCGGTGCGCTGTTGTTCCGTGATTGTGTTAATGCCCGACCCTCGCCAGCACCCAAGAATAGATATTGTAAAGCATCGTGCGGATGCGAATATTTGTTTTTAACGGGAGAATTTTCGTATCTAGGAGCTCCACCTGATGATATACGCCGATAGCAGTATCCAGCTCGAAAACCTTTGACCAAGTAATTGCAATCGGGTGATATGACCACTCCGGGTTCGCCGTCAACCATGCGGTCAAGTACGGCCTTAACCGTTTCGATTCGGATTGTCGGATCATTTGATGGCAGCGGCGCAGGATAGGCTTCCACTCCGTTGGCTTTAAGGATTTGGAACGGGGACTTTTTATCTTCGCGAGCACTTGACCGGATCGAACCAGACGGATCTCCGTAAATTTTGAACTGTTGACGCTCATCGCACAGTAACTCACTTAAGGTTGTTTTAATGACGCGGGCAAACTCTGGCAGCGACATATCCTCGGGTACGACTTCACGAATGATATGCCATTGGCCGTGGCCTGATCGCTGTCCAAATACCGCCGCAGGGAAAAATCCAAAATCAAGACCGACCCAGATAGTTCTACCGGGCATGACGTTGAGAGGATCTTTCGCTTTGTGGGTTTCATCGTTATAGCTCGGGTAGACGGTACGGCCTTCGCTGACTGTACCCAAGCGGTTCATCACATAGACATCAATCCAGTCTTTTGACTTGCCGGTAATGATCTTCTTGTAATACTCAGGGGTCAGGTTGGCACGATTCTCAGCAAACTCACTGAACTCGTAGGCAGTGACGTTGCCTTCTTGATCTTTGGTTTCTGTGAGTGCCGGCGGCTGCGTAAAGAACTTCCAGCCTTCAGGTCTTCTCAGCATCAGAGCTTCTTGCTCGGATATGAACTCAGGCAAGGGTGCATCGCCAGACATTATTGCCCACCAGTGATCGTCTTCTGGTGCGTTGGTGTCTGCGATCATGCCGTACCAGCTCGGCCCGCCTTCACGCATGGATGGAAAGCGGCCAACACGCATGGTGCAAGCATCGATGATGGCCTTGGGCATTTCTCGTGCTTCATTCGCCCATATCCCTGTCAGCTCAAGTGACAAGAGTTTGCGAATATCGTCCTCGGAGTCGAGCGCCAGGAAGATGACCTCGAGGTCGATGTCACCCACCATAATGTGATGCGTGAACGGTACGCCCCAACGAAATGGGCCGTAGTCTGCTTCGGGAAACCAGTCCAACCAAGTCTTGATCGTGGTGGTTTTAAGCTGCGGGCCAGTATTTCGGATCACTGCCCACCGGGATCGCCTTATGCCCTTCTCATTCGGCTCTTGTTGCAGAGCGCGCCGGAACACTTCGACAGCGGAACCCACGGATTTACCCGATCCTACTGGCCCTCGGATACCTCGAAAGAAAGAATCATCCCGCATGAACTCCTTAAGAACGACACCATCGGGCTTGTATTTAAAATCAGCCATCTTCTCTAAGTAGAGGTTTCCCGTTCGGTGCTACGATCCTGGAAGGCATAAAGAACTTCTTCTCACTCAGAAACCCCCGGCTCTCGCCCATTTCTTTAAGGGTTTCCACGGTACTTGGTAGCAGGGAATCGATCAATTTGTCGCACTCCCTGTCGGTAAAGAACTCTTTGCACTGCTGTTCGGTGAGTCCTTCCTCTTTGCCATACACTTTACGCACGATGCCACGAAGCTGATCCAGCTCGTGCTTTTTTAGCTTGTGCAGGTTCTCACCCGGCATTGTCTTCACGTATGGAATCGAGTGTTTCTTGCGCTTGCTCGTCGCTGATGGAGGGTTCTTCCCGCTTCTTGGTCTGCTTTTGGGATTTCATCATGCGCTCATTGCGTTCTTTCAGGGATTCTTCCTGATCCAATCGGTTCTCATCGGCTTCAGCGTCCTGATGATCCTCGATTTCTTTGAGCAATTCGGCTTTCTGCTTGGCTACCTTCTGGCCTACTGTGACTTGACGTTCAGCCGCTCGGTCAATCTTCTCTTGAGCGTAGCTCACCAGTTCTTCAAAGCGAGTTACCATGCGCATCATCTCATCTGCGACATTCATGGACTCAATTTGTGGGCTTAGACGCTTTGCAACTTTGTTGAGTCTTCGTTTAATTTCCATAACAGCTGTTCCTCAATAGTAGTTAGTGGATCATTCTGCCTTGCTCGTGCTTCAACCTCAAATGGATTGTCCTGATAGCCGTAGCGCAGGGAATAATAAAAGTATTTCAGGTAGAAACGGATCACCCCCTCTCGTATTTGCTGGTAGGCGTGTTCCAACTCATGCCTAAATAGCCATTTTGGGACAGGTGAGTCGGCAAATAATACCGTATTACCTATGACAACACCGCGAACACCTGCTCGTCCTCGGTGAAGTAGATGCAGGACTCCTCGGCCTCCACCGTGCCGATCGGCAGATGCGT